AAATAAAGATGGCAAAGGGAAGTGTAATACACCAAATAAATATAAAGGTTGATGCTAAAGATTTAGCGTTGATAGATGCAAAAGCAGCTAGGTATGGAATATCAAGATCAGCAATGATTAAATTGTTCTCTATTAATGGTGAATTGACAGTAGATATGGCTCAATCTTTACAAAAACCCTTAAGCTAACCCCTGCCTAAATCTTTTTAGGGGTCTTAAATCAAGGATTTGAAGGCCGATATGAACTAATTTCGGGTCTATCTTCGTTATTTACCCTCATCATTGCACCACCACCAAATATATTAAATATATCTTTTGGTGTTATAGTTATATCTGGAGTGTAATGTTGTAAAGGTTGTCTTGCTAATCCACCTTGATTGACAATACCAAAACCTCCATCATTTCTATTAAAATCATAGACAGTTCCAGACTTGTTAAAATTAACAGATCCACCTGTTTCGGGAACACTAAAACCACCTGCTCCTAATGTATTTTGATATGCAGCATTTGGACTAAAAAGACCAGTTGAAGTAGGTATGCTATAAGGTGTACTCCATTTTGCATTGACATCATAATCTGAATAACCTAATTCATTATCAGTAAGATTGCCAGTTTCTCTTATTCGATTAAGCATAATATTTTTTAGATATGCTTTTTGTTCTGGAGTTTCAAACTGAAGTCCAGCATCAATACCTGCATACGATTGTACGAATTGAGCTCCTTGTGCTGCAAGATTACCAAGGTTATTTGCGACATCTCTTCCAGGTGTTACCGCATATAATGAAGCTGCATAATCTTGTATTAAATCAGTTAACATTCCATTCATTATGCGAAAGCCTTTGTATCTACTTTAGGTTTAAGGTCTACAAACTCTGGTATTTTTATAGGATCATACTTTTTAGTTTTAGGATTGTATATAAGAGATGGCTCTTTAACCCATGCAGGTTTAGTTCCGTATAAATCCATAGCAGCCTCATAACCTAATTGAGTTTGCCAATAGTCATCTGTCGTATCAACACTATAGTTACCAGCATCATCTTGTTTATAACCTCTTTTTTGTGGCTCACTAGGTGGTGTGTAACCTTTAAGACCTCTGCCTTCATTATCTAGGTCTTTGGTTACATCTTTACTATATTCTTCTTCCATTTCAGAATCGGCCATAACAGATCCATCTGGCATCTCATGATAACCCTCTGCAATTTTCTTTTCTTTAGCAGTAGACAACATACCTTTATCTTTATTTTTATTTGTGCCAACTGTTTTTAACAATCTTTGTATTTCTGCTTTAATTTCTTTTGCTAAATCTGCTGCAGCATGAACAGAATCTTGAGATTTAGGAGTTGAGTCTTGTTCAACTAATTTTTGTACCATTATAGGAATCGCTTTGCCATCTGCATCAAACTCTTGTATATCCATATAATCTATATCAGTAGGAAAATAGTTTTTAAACATTCCCGATAACATTCTTTTTTGTTCTTCTGTCATAACTATTCTTCCTCTTGTTTTTCAATAGGTCTTTTAAATAATTCTGCAATAGCAGCTCTGTCTGATGATAATGCTTTTACAACATTTGGATTTGCTCCAGGAAGTGCTATAGCTTTATCCATTAATGCTAAAGTTTTACCTAAGGCTATTTTAGTTGCTCTTGTTTGTAAAGCAACTGCTGCTAGAAAACCACCACCTGCTACACCAACAGCTGCCATAAGACTAGCACCTGTCATAGCAGCGGCTCCATAAGCAGAACCACCAAATGCAACTGCCATCATTCTGTTGTAATCCATTTTTAAACCAATACCACTATTAAGATTTTTCCAAACTCTTTGAACTGAGTGTTTTGCATCTGCTTGAAGAGCTGGAAGAATTAACTCTCTAGCCCTGTACATTGTACTTTGTACACCTAATAATTCTTTAACTGGTGTATTTGGTAATTTAGCAGCAACTATATCATTTAAAGCAGTTCTAATAACTTTAACTGATTCATCCATAGCAGTTTTATTAACAGATGCATCTAATTTTCCTGCTTTTGCATTACGTCTTATAAAATCATCATAAGATTGTCTTAATTCAAAAACACCTAAAGCGTTACCTTTGTGTTTGCCTTCATCAATAAGTTTAAAAATTCTTTCTAAATTTTGTCTAATAACAGTTTGTTGACCTGCTTCTGAAAAAATAGGATTTGAATCTATTAAATCATCAATTTTTTTTGTTAAACTGCTTTTAACTTCTGTCCAAGGTATAGGTGCTTTAGCCCCACTTCCAGCTTTTACAATTTCATTTTTAAGTTGTTTAGCATAACCTTCTAAAGCAACAGTTATTGCGGCATTATTTTGAGTTGGATTTGCACCATTTTTAACACCATTAGCTAATAAAGTGTCCATAAAGTCTAATTCAAATTGATTATAATTTATAGTTTGTACTCGGCCTATTCCTTCGTTAGTTACACGACCTATATTGTTATCATTAATTGCCTGTTTTCCATATAACTGATGATGTAATTTGTCGTATTTATTTCTTGTTCCTTGTAAACCAGCTAAACGCAGGTTATTGTCAGAACTTTTTTGAAATATAGTCCGTTCAGGTTTACCTTTTCCCCAAGGAATTACTTTTCCAACAGGTGCAAATATAACACCTATATCTAAAATAGACTCCAGATTCATAGCTGCTCTTGGGTTTTTTTCTTTCCAGGCTTCATACATTTTAACTCCACCATCAATAGCTTTTCTTCCAGCCTCTGCTCCTGTTGAATTGTTCCACCATTTTGTTAACATATCTACTATTCTTTTATCAGTTGCATCTAAAGTATTTTCTACTCCTTTTGGCAAAATCATGCGAAATCCAGGCTCTATAAAATTAGACGTATTTTCTATTCCATCCCATGTTTCATCAATAGTTTCAGCGACAACATTAAAAATAAGATCTGATGCAGTTCCAGCACCTCCTTTTCCAAAAGAATGTAATACATGCTCTGGTAAAGTAATTTCTTTATTAGCAAACTTTTCTCTAGATTCTTGTACTTGATCAACTCTTTTATACAAATCTGCTATTGTTCTATCCCAAAAAGATTTATCACCTGCATAAGGTATGTCGTCATCATCCATAAAAGAAATTAAAGTACGATCTAATTCTAGTCCGTCAAAATCTGCATTTAAAATTTGTTCATTAACACCATCAATATCTGTTGATTGTGTTATTTGATTTCTATCTAAATTTAATGTTGTCATAATTATTCCTGTGCAATATTTGCTATATATTCCTTAGTTAAATCAAAACCATTTTTGTCATGTACAGTCCATGATTTACCATCAAAAACAACTGTATCTACATCATATTGCGTTGCTGGCCAAAAATATTCTGTGTCTTGATAAATAAAATATCCTGGTGGTGGTTTCATGTACAAATTATCTGTATTCCAAGGAACTGATTCTTGCATAATTTGTTCTTCTGAATAAAACTTTAATAAGTTATTTTGAACTAACTCTGGATATAATTCATATTCAGCATTCCAATTATTTATTTTTAAATTTTCTAATTGTCTTCTAATGTATAAAATTCTTCTAATAGAACCTTCATCTAAATTAACATCTCCACCGACCATAGCTTTAGCAAATTTAAGGTCATTGTCTGACAATCCTGTTCCAGCACCAAAGGCACCACTAGCTAATAATTCAGCAACTAATTTACCAGTTGTAGCTAACCATACTTCAGTTGCTTGAACATCTTTATCTTCATCACCAGAAACAGCACCAATCATTTTAGCTAGTCCTAATCTCATATTTGCTGCAAAACCTGTAATAGGATCACCTGAATTTAAAGCATTAAAAGAAGCATCAATAGTATTAATATTCTCTGATGCTTTTTGAGCATTTTTAAATTGATTAGATATTTCTTCACCTGCAACTCCAGAGAATGCAGCGTCAAGAGTAGTTTCTTTAGTTGTTGTTGCATGATATATAGCTGTAGCTTCTATCCAACATGCTGAATTGTTTAAATCACACCCATATGTTCCATCTTTATTATCAACAACTGCTGCAGCAGCCATTAAATCTTGCATAGTTGCAGTTGGTTTATCTGGAGCATATTTAGGTGCTTCTGAAACAAATGTCCAAGACTTAGTTTTTGAATCATATTGTTCTGTTTTTGTATAAACAATTTGTTTGCCATCTACTGTTTTTATATAATCAGTTTCATCTCTAGTAGGTGCTTTTGTATTAGCTGTTGTTGATGAAGATAAAGCATTCATACGATCAGTTTGAGCCTTATAAACATTTAATGCTTCAGTTGTCATATCACTAGCCATCTTATCGGCTCTAGCTGCTTCATCATATAAACCTGCTGTACGCAAAGCATTTCCTATAGCTGTAAAATCTTCTGGTTTTTCTGGATTAGGATATTGTTGCATAATACTATCAATGGCATTTTGCTTTTGCATTCTTGGGTCACCGCCACCAAACATACCTGCTAAACTCATAAGTGAGGCATTATCTCTATCACCAAGTAATGAAGAGTTGTAGTACATTCCGTATCGTTTACCACCACCACCTACTTGTCCTGCCTTTTGAGCATCAAGTTCCATTTGTCTGTCCATAGCATATCTTGTATCAAACATGCTTGGCATTGAAAATTGTTCTGCCATTCTAATCTCCTAATTAACTAAAGATGCTTCCTAAAATAGATCCCCATGCATCACTTTTACCTTTTGATTTTTTTGCAGCTTCCATTGCTTGTAAATCGTACATTGCAGTTGAAGCATTACTAACACCTAGCATATTTGCTTGTGTGTTAGGTGTAGGCATAACTTTCATGTTGTTAGCTATGTTGCCTAATAAACCCATTTGCGTAATATCTTGTCTTTGCCTGTCCATAGCACTTTGATATAGTCCTTGTGCTTCACCAAAAGCTGCATTTTCTAACTGCATATTTCTTGAATCAATTCTATCACCTGCTGCTCTACTACCATAATATTTTGCAGTTGTAGACGCACCTGTATTTTGTTCTCTTTCTAATCTTCTAGCTTCTTCTATTGCATCTGACTCTGCATATAAAGCTCTTTTTTGATCAAATCTTCTTTGTGTCATAGCATCTATACCACCTGCACCAAGAGCCTCTGCTTGATTACCAAACATATTTTGTCTTGCAAACATAGCATCATAGATAGCTTGATTTTCATCAGACAAAGCTGTAGTAAGCATGTTTTTTTCTCTATCCCAACGGACAGTACCACCTACTCCAGTTACATCTGGTGTAGATCTTTCAAAAACTCTTTTATCTAATTCGTTTTGATAGTCTAAATCCATTTGAGCAAATTCAGAACCTCTACGACCACCACCCCCAAAACCACCTAAAGGAAAACTAAATCCACCTCTAGGTTTTCTAGTTTGACCTCTATTCATTCCTTCTTGTCTAAACCTAAAATCTGCTTCGTAATTATTGGTTGGGTATCTATTTGATTTTGATTGATTGTATCTTTGTGCAGCAGTTGTTCTAGGTGTGCCAGTAGTATAATTACCTTGTGCCCCAGATCTATCACCACCATGAAATCCTCCGTGTGCCATTTTTATCTCCTATGCTGTGCGTTTCCACATGTGAACTGTCACAGATGGTTGTAAGTTATTGTGAGCCGAACCACTTCCTACTGAACCAGTACTAATTGCTGAATTAGAAATACCAGCAGATGCATAAGAAGGTTGGAAATTATTATTTGGTGGCCCGGTGTTAAAAGTTGTTAAAGTATGCGTGTGAGATGGTAGTTGTGCAGCAGTTAATGTATGTGTTTCAGCACCAAGATTTTCATCTAATGCATCAAACGTACCACTACCTGCTTTACCTACTAAAACTCTACCTTCGGCGTAAGCTACCCATGTTCCTACGCCTAATAAAGAAGCTGGGTTTGTAGCTACTGCCATATTAGTATATATAGAACCTACTGGATAAACAATATTATTGATTGCTGCTGCATCTAAAGCTGCAACAGCTGTTGTAACAAAAGCTGTACTAGCTGCTTGTGTAGTATTCGTACCTGCATTTGCTGTTGGTATAGTTGGTACACCTGCTACAGTTAAATTATCTATTGCAAAATCTTCAGAAGAATTACCATTAAGGTCTGCTTTTGAATTTATTGCTGTTCTAACTGTTGTAAATTCTGAATTAAAATCTGCACCAGAGATTACTTTGGCAGCATTGCTATCCGAAAGTCCATCTTTTCCAGCCCAATTTACTGCTATTGTGTAATTACTCATCTAAGTTTCCCCTGTAAAGATATTATTGATAATTCTTGTAATGATGTATCGTAACCATTTGATACAAAGTTTAAATTTAATTTTAAATTTTTTGCCGATCCTGTTAATGATGTCATATATTCTTGTAATCCAAATAAAGGTGTAAATTTAGACGCACCAAATAAAGATGTAGCTGCACCCCATAAAGCAGTAGTGCCAGAAGTTGAAGGTGCTAAACTAATTTGTGTTGTTGCTGATGGTGTTATAGAATAATCTTTATACCATTGTATTCCTAGAGTTGCACCAGAACCACCTTCCATAACAAACATTAATTTTTTTAATATTGAGGCAGTAAAACTTTCACCTAATGTAATCCATATAGAAGATACATCAGCAGCAATCCCAAAATTAGTAAAAACAACTGCACTAGACACAAATGACATATCGGTATCAAAATATCCTTCATAACCTGCAATACTCCCATCTTTTTGACCAATTAACAAACCACTAAATAATTCTGTATTAATCATACTCGCTGGTTCTCTATCATTTTCAAATGTCCAAGTAGTAATTCGTGGTGTACCTTCAGGAGTTGTATGTTTAAAATCAAAAACATATTGAATATTTTTATCAACAAATGACATAACATAAATGCCTTCATTTTCTACATATGCACTTTTTACATTTGAACTTTGACCAATGTTTCTAATAATTTGATCTTTAATATTTAAAGTTAAATCAGTTAAAGGAACTTTGTCTTTTTCTGCTGTTCGTAATAATGACCTAAGACCAGTAGCAGATAAAAATATTAAATCATCACCAATAGCTTGTATGCTATCTCTTGATACGCATCCAATACCACTTATTACTTCATTTAATGCAAGACTACCTACAGTAGTTGGATTATCATATACAGCAATATTATTTTTACCAAATATAATAAGTTGTCCATAAAAAGGTGCAATTGCTACAACCTCATCTTGCCCCCATATTTTACTTAAATCTAATACTCCAGCATCACCATTAATCCAATCATCACCATCTAATAAATTTGACCAAAAAACAACATCTGGCGATTCCGTTATACCACCACACCATAATCTTCCATAAACACCCATACCACAACTAGGATCAAATGTTGTAACACCGCCAGGTATTGTATATGTTTTAACAGCAACATCATTATTGTGACTTGCAGCAGAAGAACTACCAACACCTCTTGTGCATCCTGTAAATGTTGTAGCTGTAATACCTGTATACGATATTACTTCAGACTCAATAATTATTTGTCCAGTAGGAGGAAATCCAACTGTACTGTCTACTGTTATAGTAGTAACCGAATTGTTTATATTACTACCATCATTTATTGCTGTAGCATTTTGATGAGCAGACCATCTTTCACCAGTATCAGACGCACCATCATATCTTTGTGGTGATACTCCAGCGTGAAAACAATGTAATCTTTTATTAAAATTAACAAATTGCCAATCACCTGTTGAATTAGCTACTGTTCTTTTTACATTAGCACCACTACTAGGAAAAGCAGCATTTGGTGTAGTAAAATCTATTGTAAATATAGAAGTACCATGACTAGCAAATATTTTATTTACACCACCACTAACTGATTGATCATTATGTTCTACCATAGATCCTATTGCTGTGCCACTAGGAACAACTTTTTGCTTAAAACCTTTTCTAAAAGATATTCTTCCAGATTCTCTTAAAACTACATTATTTGCAGAAGTTAAATATGAAGGATCTAAAGTTGCAGGATTGTCTTGAGTGTTTAATCCATTAACTCCAAAATTTATTAAGTTTTGATAATTTAAAGGTTTAGCCATTTATATACCAGTCCGTTTCATAGCGAGTATTTCCACTATCTATCATGATAGCTTGTTTTAGTGATTCATTGGCTTCTCCAGCTGCTAAACTAGACTGTGTTCCACCATCTTCACCCCTTTCTGCAATTGCTCTGGCCCAGGCACCTAATATAACGGGTTGTGCAGGAACTTTTAATACAGTTGCAGCAGTTTTTAATTCTGTTTGTGGTTTTATAATATCAAAAGATAATGTATGAACTTCTGTTGGAATAGGTGATAAATCTACTTTTAAATTATTAGACGTATCACTACCATTAAAAGCATAGTATAAAGGCTCACCAGTATCGTCTGAGGGGAATTTTACTGTGTTAATGTACGTTCTGCTTACTTGGCTTAAATGAATGCCTGTAGTGTTATTTACAGCGTCATAAATTTTAATCTCTTGCCCAGAAGATAAATTATAATTTTTAGTACCTACAACAGTATTTATATCTTTTGTTTCTCTAAGATTTAACCAATCATGTCTACTTTCTACATGAAGTTTAGAATCATTTATTAAAGCACCAATAACTTTATGATAAGCTGATACTGTATTAGAGTCATTAATATTACCAGACCAATCACTAGTAATAGTATCTTCTCTAAGTCGTATTAATACTTGATTAATTAATTCTCTATAAGTCATAATTTATCCTTTAATTATTTTCCCCCAAACTGAGGCTTTACCTTTTACTATATCTACAACTTCTACTTGAAAATTTCCATTATCAAAAAAAGTTACAATTCCAAACGCATGATTCCAATTATGTAGTCTGCCTTTTAACCATGTATTTTTTTCTGCTGACATATCTTTTAAACAACCCATTGCCCAAGAACTTATGTTGCCATCTAACAATCTTGTTGCTGAGTGTCTGGCTACGTCATGTACATGCCCATACATTAAATTTGTTCCGTAAGCATCTAAATGTTTTTTAGCATGATTAGCACCTGTATACGCTCCATGTACAAAAGATAACTTACCAATAGTCAATACCTCATTGTACTTACGATACTCATAACCTCTATCATCCCAACGACAAGCCTTTCTAAATGTATATTGATCTAAATAAGGATTTTCTTCTACAAACGCATCAAGCCATTCATCATGATTTCCTGCAAGAATATGTCGTTCTTTGCATTTAATTTTGTCTAACGATTTATCAAATCTGTCTATTTGTTTATTCACTGCTTTAACTTCTTCATCTATTTCTGGCAGTTGAAATTCTAATGGTGGTCTTTTTCTTCTTTTGTATTTGTGACTAGATACAGAACCCCATTCTCCAACATCACCCAGATTAATAAATATGTCTGGTTTAACAAATTCTATCGCCTTTAATGTAACTTTGACCGCTTCTTCATCATGTATTGGAAAATGCTGGTCGGGTATAACAATTGCCCTTTTCATTTTTACCTACCTTTTGCTAGTTGTGCTCCAAAGTAGAATTCAATTATCATTGTTGCCCATCTAAATATTTCATCGAACTTCAACATGCCTTCTACAGTTACATATTCTACCACATCAGCAGTTAGTTGGATTCCTAAGATACTAAACCCTTCTGTAACTGTGGGTATAACTGTAGGTATATCCCAAAACACAGGTGCAACTTGTGTAAATATTACTAGTCCTAAAATAACAAATATAATAACTCGTCTATTTAATGCAGCCATTGGACTTTCTTTATCTGCCCGATCTCTAGCTTGATTAATAGAATCATTTCGTACTTGTAAATTTTGTATCATTAATTTTTGTTGTTCTGATGCTGCTTGACTTTTAAGTGCAAACAACTTAGCTACAAAACCTAATGCTATTGGTGCTATATTTGTTATAAATCCTATCACATTAACCTCAACGCTTCAATAATTCCAACATGAGTAATAATGTACCAAGCAAATGCTCCGTATATTCCCCATTTAATTTGTAATAAAGAAGTGTTTATTTTTTGTATACATAAATTAGTATCGTCAATCTTGCTAAACAGCTTTGCTATTTGTCCAGAGTGCTTGTCTAATTGCAATTGCATTCTATTAATATTTTCTTCCATTATCTTCTTTTAGGTGGTCTTGGTTTTTTTCCATATCCTTTGCCATATGCCATCTTAACTCCTTAGTTTGCTAGTGGATTGTCTAATGATTCTTGTATACGTTTTTCTATATCTGTTTTTGTCTTTTCTACTTTAATTTCAAACCGATCTAATTTAGTGTCGTAGTTAGTAAGTTTTGTATCTACCGACTGTAATTTAGTATCAACTTTTGATTCTA